CCCCCGAACCGCCGGCAGAATATTGGGATGCGCTTGGCTTGGATGCGGAGATGCGGCGGGACGAAGAACCCGCTTTCGAATTGCCCGATGAAACGGTGGAGGAGAGCGTCAAGAGCGGGCACCTTCTCCCGTTTTTCACATTCGCCGATGCCTCTGCCCGCCTGGACGTGGACGACTTTGTAGAGGGCCTGCTCACTACCCGGTCGATGTCGGTGGTCTATGGCGAGAGCAACAGCGGTAAGACGTTTTTCGTCACCGACCTGGCGCTGCACATCGCCGCCAGTAAACCGTGGCGAGGGCGGGAGATAGATGGGGGCCTTGTGGTTTACCTCGCCCTGGAAGGCTCCCTCGGCATCCGCAACCGCATCACGGCATGGAAGGACGCGAACGGTCTCGGCGACTACGATCTGCCCTTCATCGTTGTCCCTGTTTCCGTCAACCTCCTCAATCCGGATGCCGACGCTGGGGCCGTAATTGCGACTGCCAAGGCGGTTGCGTCGCGGTTCGGCGTCGATCCCCGGCTGATCGTCGTGGACACGCTGAGCCGCGCCATGGCGGGCGGCAACGAGAATGCGCCGGAAGACATGACGGCGTTGATTGCGACCGGCGATCTTATCCGCCAGCAGACCGCCGCGCATCTCCTCTGGATACACCATTCAGGCAAGGACACAGCCCGCGGCGCTCGCGGGCACTCCTCTCTGCGCGCCGCTACAGACACGGAAATCGAGATCACGGTTGATGGTCAATCCCGTCTCGCGCGCGTCACCAAACAACGCGATCTGGACGGTGCGGGGGAATTTCCCTTCACCCTGAAGGTCGTGGAATTAGGCACCAACCGGCGCGGGAAATCCGTCACTTCCTGCGTCGTGGAGATCGTCGATGACCAAGCCGCGGGCGCGGCCTCTGCTCATCATCGGCGGCTGTCAGGGCACACCAAACGGGCGTTTGAGGTGCTCACGGACCTGATCGTGGAGAGCGGTCAGGTGGATCACAAAGGCGTTCCGACCGGCCTGCTGAGCGTGCCGGAGAAGTGGTGGCGTGATCGTTTTTACGACCGAGCGATGCCGGGCGCGGACCAGGACAGTAAGCAACGGGCCTTCCGGCGGGCCGCAGATGCACTGATTGAGGGTCGGCGGGCGGCCCTGAATATGGGCCGTGTTTGGGTATCCAATATCAGCGCAGGAGACACCGTTCCAGGACAGCCCAGACAAACCGGACAGAATCGCAATTTTGAGGGAAACGAATAAATGGAAATAGGAAATACATCCTTCAAACCGGACAGAAAGCCAGACAGTTTAGCCAGACAGCCCAGACAAACCGGACAAAAACCACAATCTCCCCCGGACATTTTGAGGGGGTATATATCTACGATATATCCCCAAAGTGTCCGGGGGAGTGGTCGGGGATTGCGGCCATGAACATCGCCCCCGACGCGCGCGCGGCGTCCAAGTTGACCCGCCGGACGATCCTCACCGCCATCATCGCCGCTGGGGGCGGCGGAGGGCAAAAGGAGCCGCCCATGCCACTGCCACCGAAGCCACCGAAGCCGCCCAAGCAGGTACCGGGACGGAGGAGCGTGGGATGATGGGAAAACACGCCGAATGGGAATGGCTCGGGAAAGACACTGACAGGCTGCGGGTTCCAGGCGGCTGGATTTATCGATCGAAAATTATTGGCCTAGGCACTGCGTCTTCGCTTTTTATGGTTTTTGTTCCAGAATTGGGACTAAAGGCGGACTTGGAAGTGAGGGGGTCATGACCGACGCGGAACGGGAATTGCTGGTGGCGGTGGCGGATGCGGTTATTGCACAGGCAATCGTGAACAATATGCGCGGCGGCATTCGCGGCAATGAAAAGTGGATTCAGGTGCTGAGTGACGCATACAACCGCGCCCAACGCGAGCGCGACAACCCACCGGAGGCACGGTGATGCCAATGTTAGACGAGGACCGCTACAACTGCGCCAACCCCCCGTCAATTCATCGTTGATTAGCGTCAATCGATTGTGATACATGGATTAAATGGGACGACGAAGCACTTACAACGCTGAAATTGCGGACGAAATTTGCCGTCAAATGAGCGATGGTAAAACATTGGGAGATATCTGCGCTCCCGATGAAATGCCACCGCGGTCCACCGTCATTGGCTGGGCCGCTGATAATGTTGACAATTTTGCCAGCAAATACGCGCGTGCGCGGGAAATGCAGGGTCACGCTGCGGCTGAAAATGCCGTGAAACGCGCGTTACAGCGTAGTGAAAATCCGCAAGCTGACCGGCTGGAATTTGACGCGCTGCGTTGGTTTGCAGGCAAAGTCGCGCCGCGCCACTATGGCGATAAGGTGGCAGTCGGCGGCGATCCTGATGCGCCGGCTGTTCAGGTGGCAATCCGTCGCATTGTCTCAAATGGCTGAAATCCAACTCCCTGCCCATGGCTGGAACCCTCGGCCGTATCAGCGAGCGTTGTGGGGCTATCTGGAAGACGGCGGGAAGCGCGCTGCGTGCTGCTGGCATCGGCGAGCGGGCAAGGATGACGTGGCGCTGCATTGGAGCGCCGTGAGCGCATTTGAGCGTGTTGGGACGTATTGGCACATGCTCCCCGAGGCATCGCAGGCTCGGAAGGCGATCTGGGAAGCGGTGGACCCACACACGGCCCGCCGCCGGATCGATATCGCATTCCCGCACGCGCTGCGCGACACAACGCGCGAGCAGGAAATGTTCATCCGGTTCAAAAACGGCAGTACTTGGCAGGTTGTGGGATCCGACAACTTCAACAGCCTCGTGGGATCTCCGCCGATCGGGCTGGTCAATTCTGAATACAGTATCGCCAATCCGTCAGCCTGGGGCTATCTGCGTCCGATCCTGGAGGAGAATGGTGGCTGGTCGCTGTTCATCTACACGCCGCGCGGTCGCAACCATGGCTATGACCTGTATCGCGCCGCCAAGGATCGTCCAGATTGGTTCGCGCAGCTTCTGCCGGCTACCGATACCGGGGTATTCACGGCCGAACAGCTTCATCGCATCCAGGCAGAATACGAGACGGAATGGGGCGTGGATGCCGGGCAAGCCCTATTCAATCAGGAATTCCTTTGTTCGTTCGATGCTGCCATTGTTGGCGCCTATTTCGCGGGCGAGTTTGTGAAAATCGACAACGAGCAGCGCATCACGCGCGTGATGGCTGACAGTGCCCAGCCTGTCTACACCGGCTGGGATTTGGGCCAGGACGACGCCACGGCTATCGTGTTCGCGCAGGTGTTCCGCACGGGCGAGTGGCGTGTGCTGGACTACTACGAGAACAGCGGCCAGGGGCCGGATCACTATGCCCGTGTCCTGCGCGACAAGGGGTATGACTATGGCGCGCACTACATGCCGCACGATGTCGAGCAGCAGCATTTCGGCATGAACGGCACGCGGCGCGCCATGTTCACACAGCTTGGCTTGCGCAACATCGTCACCATCCCCAGCCCGAAAGGCGCGGTTGCCGAGCGCATCAACGCTACGCGCCAGGCATTGCGGTCCTGCGTATTCCAGGCTGGCGCCACGGACAGGCTAACCGAGGCGTTGCGCACGTATCGGCGCGAGTGGGACGACAAGGGCAAGACGTGGCGGCAAACGCCAGTGCATGATTGGACAAGCCACCCAGCGGACGCATTTGGCACCTTGGCGCAGGGTGTGCGCGTGCCACGGATGGCGAGCGTGAGCCGGTTCCCGTCGCAGTCGATGGACTGGTCGCCATACGGCGAAAGCCGGGAAATGCCGCGCTTTGCGGTGCAAGAAGGAGTTTACTGATGACGCAAATCGGCACGCGCGACAGCCAGCGCATTTCCAAGGGTGCGAGCCAGAACAGCACATTGCGGGACACGCGCATTATTTCGCGGCTTGATGTGATCAAAGGCACGACGATCAGCTTTACCAGCGGCGCGACGATTTCCGATAGCGGCAACGGGTTGGGTAGCGTCGGCGTTGGTGACCTGATCCAGGTGCGAGGATCGCCCAAGAATTCCCGGACCTGGGAGGTAACGGCTGCGGCGGCGGGATCACTGACGGTGTTACCAGCGATGGTGACGACAGAATCGGCCGGTGCCGCGCTCCAGATTATCCGACTAGTGGATTGATCGCATGAGCTTCTTGACGGGCGGCACTCCATCCCCACCCCGACCAATGCCGCTTGCCCCGGACATCAGCGGTCAGCAATCGCAGGATGCGGCGGAGGCGGCGCGGCGTCGTGCGGCGCTGGCCACGGGGCGGAGTAAGCTGCTGCTGACGCCACAGGATAGCACGCAGACCGCGCGGCCAAGCCAACAGAAGATGCTGTTGGGTGCGTGATGGTTGATCCATTTTCCTCCCAAGAGATTGTCCGACGCGCGGATCGCCTACGCAGTGATCGAGGCACGACCGAAAGCCATTGGCAGGAGGTCGCGGACTATTTAATGCCGTCGCGTGAGTTTACGACGCAGAACACGCCGGGCAGCAAGCGTACAGCGCACATCTTCCATACAGGGCCGGTGATGGCTGCTGAGCTTCTCGCCGGTGCGCTACACGGCATGCAATTGATGCCGAATTGGATGAGGTTGCGTCCGTCCGATCCGCAATACGATGGGGATATGGAGATACAAGGATGGCTTGACGATGCTACCGAGAAAATGCTTCATGAGTTCTCCAGCCCGCGCGCAAAGTTCTCTCTGTCGATGCACGAGAATTACTTGGACGATGCAGCTTTCGGCACATCAGTCATCATGGCATTTGATCGCGGCCGCGATGTAACGCTATTCAAATCTTTGCCGTTATCGGAATGCTATTTGTCCGAGAATGATGACGGTGACTTTGATACATTATACCGATGCTACAAGATGCGGGCCTATGATGTAATCAATCGACCAGCGTGGGCTGGAAGCATTACGGACGCGTTGAAACGGGAGGCCGCGAATAACCCAGATGCCATGTGGGAAATTGTGCATGGCATTATTCCCGATCCAAAGCATCAAGGCGAATACGCAGATTCTTATGTGTTAAAGCGCAGCATGATCCAGATGGGGGGAGTCGGCCGCTATCGTTCTCGGCCTTTTGTGGCGTCGCGTTGGTCCAAACGCTCAGGAGAAACATATGGCAACGGACCGGGAATGAACGCGTTGCCGGATGTAAAGGAGCTTAACAAGCTAGAAGAAGAACATCTTCGCGGTGTCATGCTCGCCAACGCGCCGCCGCTGGCATTGCCTGATGATGGATTTCTGGCGCCACTGTCGCAAAATCCTCGTGCGCTGAACTACTACCGCACGGAAATGGGTCAGTACCAGGACCGAGTATTTCAGATCAATACGGGAGACCGCCCGGAGGTTGCCGCCGATAAGATATTGAATATGGAAGCGCGTGTGGATGCGGCATTTTACATCAAGTGGATGCAGCTGCCATTTAAGCCGGGCATGACGGCAACAGAGATCAATAAGAGGCACGTTGATCAGTTGCGATTGATGGGGCCTATGGGTGAGCGCGGGCAGACAGAAAAATTAGGGCCGCTGATCGACCGAGCTTATACGTTGATGATGGATAACGGTAAGTTCCTGCCACCGCCATCGTCTATGAATGGTATATCTTTCCGTGTGGAATATGCGTCTCAGACGGTGTTGGCCCAAAAGGGCGCTGATGCTGAGCGATTGCTTAACTACATCGCGGCTCTGGGTCAGATCGCGGCGGGCGATCCGACTGTGATGGATATCGTGGATATGGATGAAATTGCTTCGATCCTCGCAGATCGTATGGGTGCGCCGGCTAAGGCGTTGCGCGACGACAGGGCGGTTGCCGAGTTGCGGCAGATGCGCCAGAAGCGTGATCAGCAGACACAGATGGCGCAGGCTGCCACGGTTGGCGCGCAGGCGTTGCAGGCTGGCGGTGCTGGCGTCAAGGCACTGGCCGAGGCGCGGGCGACGGGGATGCAAGCAGGGATGGTTGCTTGACCACGAAAGCCCGGCCCACACTGGAAGATCGGCAACGCCGCGCGGAGGAAACGCCGGCACACAAGCGGGAACGTGACGTAGCGTTGATGCAGCACTATCGATCTGCGTTCGGCACAGACAGCGGGAGGATTGTGCTAGCGGACATGCTGCGGCGATGCGGGGTTCTGATGCCGTCTCCCGATCCATACCACGAAGGGCAGCGGTCAGTCGGATTGCACATGATCGAAATGCTAACGCGCGACCTGTCACAATTAACGGAATTTACGATGACCAGCGAAGTAGGAGAATTGCTCTCATGAGTGAGACACAAACGCCCTCTCCGGCAGTCCCCGTGGCACCTGAAACCCCGCCAGCCGATGCGCGGGCTTGGCTGCCTGAACAGTATCG